GGGTTTGTGAACCGGATCGGAGTCGGCCACTACTACATCCGGCCCAGCGCGGCCAACTTCCACAAGCGCCAGGTGGTTTCCACGGATATTGCGCATCACCCCGTCATACGCCTCGCCGTCAGCGGTGACGCCGGGTGTCATGTCAGGGTCATAGCGGTATCCGCAGGAGAGTTCGCATTGCTTCTCGGACTCAATTCCAGCTATTGCCGGAGCATCCCAAAAGCACAGGGACGCTTGAAGAAATGGCGAATCGAAGGTGACGTCAGAGCCTATGGAGCCGACCACATTATCCTTCTGTGGCGAGTCCACAGTCACGGGGATGTGCTTGTTCAGGATGGGCAGGTTATTGAACGTGCCAGCACCCTTGGCCAGTTCGGCTGGGTCGCGGTACAGGTTGTAAACCTTGTCCGGGTTTAGCCCCAACTGCTGCCAGCCCGGGATTTCCCGACCATAATACGGGTTAACCACGGCCTTGCTGATGTTGGTCTTGGAAACGTGCAGGCGCCCGTCAGCGTCAACACTGCGGGCGGATTGCCGGTCGAAGGCCATCAGGTTTGGATTTGGCATTGTCTGAACCACGTTTCATGAACTGCAACAATGATAGGGCTTCGGTGATTTATTTGCAATCAGGGTTGACAGGCTGCATTTATTGCGCAATGATTCTTGCGTTGATTCAACAGGAGATAGGGCAATGAAACTCACCAAAAGCAAGCAATTCCTCGCCGACGCAATCCACGCCAGTGGGAAGGGGTGGCCGGATGGGGCGAATTGGGCAGCGCAGGATAGAGAGCATGCAGGTATGCGCAATAACCTATGCTTTTACTCTTCAGGTGAAAGACCCGGTAAACCCAGTAAGAATAGCGGATTCTGGCGCGGAAATGGTGTTGGTGATAAGTTTATTCAGCTTAACAAACTACTCCCCAACTGGCACCAGACCGTCCTGAGTCGCGAGGAGTATTTCAGCGCGTATCAGGCAGAGCTCGCGTCTGAGCCGGTGGCTGATGCTGATGGGTGGATTGAGTGGAATGGCGGTGAGTGCCCTGTAGAAAAAGGCACGCTGGTTGATGTTAAGTACGCAAATGGCCTTATAAATTTCGGCGTGTCCGCCATGACCAATAAATTAGATAAAAATCACGTGCAAGGAACCGCTGTCAGTTTTTATGCATCAAACTGGGATGAGCGCCTTCCAATATCTGGAATAGTTGCCTACCGCCTGCATCGCCAAGCAGTTGGCGCAGAGCCCTGCGAATCGACAGCGCGCAGCATTCCAGAGCCAGCCACCAAACCAACCATAGAGCAGCTCGCCGCCGACTACCGCAACAAGCTTGACTACGCCAACCGCAAGCAGCAAGAGGCTGATGATGCCAAAGCGGCGGCTGATGCGGCGCTTGGCGAGCTTAAGCTGGCTGGTGAGGCGCTGGGTCTGGTGATTGGCATTGCCAAGCCGGAGCCGGAGCTTGTGATTACTGATTGGCGCGAACTGATGATTGGTGATGAGATTTCTACAAAAGACGGAACAGTTGTCACAGTCACAGGATTTAACCCATCTGATAATAACTGGCCTGTCATGGCCATGTCTAAAGATGGTGATGATTGGGGTATTGGTGAGGATGGGTTTAAATTCATCCGCCGCCCATAACAACAAGGTGATAGCAAATGGTAAAGCGCAATGGCGAGCGTTCTGGATTGATTTGGACGGATGACGGCGACGAGCGATGTGTAACGAAAGAGTCATTGCTTGTCATTGTTGAAGACATTGTTAATAGCGATGGCGGCACGGCGATTGATAAACTACTGGAGTTGTATCACGAACTTGTTCACGACGAAGAGTGATTACACCACTGAAACAACAAGGCCCCAGCACCGGGGCCTTTTCTTTTAGAACGGCAGTACGCTCTTGCTCACGCACCTGCAGTTAATTTCCTCGCCAGGCAGGATGTATTTCCCGTCAATGAGGCACCCCTTCGCAATCTCGAACTTTCGCCCATCAGCCGCAACGTGCGACTTTCTTGGCTCCTTGCCGCCGTGCGAATGTTGCCAAACCGCCTCAACAATCCCCAACTCTTGGCGGCGCGCCTGCGTGGTCACGGCGTTGAGCTTGTTTGACTGGTCGCGGGCGATCAACACTGCGCGTCGGCGGGTGACCCCATATCTGGCCTGCAACTCCTTGGTTATCTCCTGCAAGTCCCGCCCGCGGCTGTAGCCGCGCATCACGATCCCCTCTACCTCGAGGAAATACTGCTGCGGTATCGACTTGATGAGCGCCACGTTCTCCACGACAGCGGCCTTCGCCACATCCTGCATGGACCGGGTCATCTTGAAGTCAACCGCCCAGCCTGCATCCTTGAGCGCATTCTGGAATGAGTTGTCAGTAGCCTTGATGCTGCCGGAGGCGAACCTCTTGGCGATGTCTGCGGCCATGTCGTTGAACTTGGCGACCCACCGCTTTGACAACTCTCGCACCTTGGCTGCCATCTCGGCGGCGGGAAGGGCATCAGCGGCGATCTCTGGAGGAGCCTTCCGGTACTGCGCCGCCAGCCAGTATTCCGCCGAGTTGCTCATCTCCTTGATGAGCTCCTCGAGCGCCTTTCGGTAGCGCGCCTCCACCCCTCGATTTGCGTGGATGGCGCGGACGGTTTTTGGTTTGGTTGCCATCACTCGGCATCCTTCTCAACAAACTCCTCCCCCACCGCCTTGGGGATGCCCAGATCGCTTTCGCCATGTGCGGCCGCCTGCATTGCCCGATGCTGCGCCTCGCTCACGCTCTTGTCCATGGCTTCCACGTTCGGAACCTCGTCGTCAAACATCCCCGGCTGCACAATCTCCAGCTCGCCATCGATGTTATCCCATCCGGAGTCCGGGTCGTCGGCCAGGTTCTGGCGGGCCTCGCTGGCGTCGATAACTCCGTTGGTGATGTAGATGGACGCCTCCTCTGCCCGGGCTCGGCGGATCTCACTTTCTTCCTTAGCGCTGGTCTGCCACAGCGACTTGAACTTGAAGGTGATGCTGTCGTCAATCTCACCCCACAGATGCAACTGGATCACCTTTAGGCAGGTATCAATTGGCTGGGCGTAGTAGGCCTCCTGCATGGCGGCAATCCAGTCGTAGAAGGCGCGGATCTCTCCCTCGCTGCTGGCGTTCAGGCCGGATGGGCTGATACCTGTCAGGATCATGGCCGGAATGCGACTCACCGAGCACATGTGCTCCTGCGCCTGCGCCTGCAGTTCGTGAAGGCCTGACAGCGGGGTGTTCACCTGCACGATGTCTTCGGATTCCTTGTCCAGCACACCCATGCCGGTATTCGACTGCATGTTGACGAATATCTCCACGCGATCGAACAAGTCTCCACCATCGCTCCCGTTCAGTATTTGGCTCATGTTGGTAGCCAGGAACGTCTTGCTGAACTTGTCAACCAAGTCGCTCACCGCCTGCCGAGTGCGCAGCCAGTTTTCGACATATGGCTGTGCCAGCTGACTCATGGACATCCCCGAGAAGTTGTATGCAGGCTTCAACATGTCCGGCAGTGGGCGGGTGATAATGGTCAGCAAGCGGGATGCGTGAATGTCGCGGCCAAGCATCCACCAGTGGGTTGGTTTGTAGAAGTCCGGCGCGGTGGGGTCGAGCGCGTTATACATGCTCGGGCTCGTCCAGATCGCCTCCACTGGGGTGAAGTCGCGCAGGCTGCCCTTTGGAATGGTGCGAGGGTCAAGGATGAGCGGCAATGAGATGTCAGCCCCCTTGATGTTGATGGAGATTTGTCCGCGACCGAACAGCGCCTCTTGCTCTGCCGCCTGGCGGAACACTGAGCGCAGGTTGAAGTATTCGCAGCACTCCTCCAACTGCTTGATCTTCTCGGCCAGCACCTTTGCATCCTGCCGGTCTTTGCTGGTGATCTCAATCCATTCGCGTGTCAGCTCGGTGCTGATGGTAGAGGCGAAGGCCCGATACTCTGGGCGTGTGGCCAGTGCGGCAAGGTTGGGGTACCCGGGGAATGGCTGGATATTGGCAGCATACAGGCCGCCGGCGGCAGAGTTCAGAAACTGGTACGTCTGGCCGCACAGGGAATCCATGGCGACAGCAGGGGTTTCGCCTTTTGGAACCACCCCCGGCATCAGCAAAGGCGGCTCCCAGCGCGCAGCGGCGTCACGCGCCCGCTTCTCCATAGAGCGAAGCTTGGCGCGAGACATGGCGCGCTTACTGGCCCCCTCCTGCCCTTCCTTGCTCGCCAGCTCTACCGCCTCATCAATGGCCGCCTGCCGCTTCTTCTTGCTGTCAAATGGCCACATGGGGCGCTCCTTGTTGATATCTGGTTGATTGCTATCTGCGCACAGGATACCGCATGGCGCGGGCCTTGGCTTCTTCCGAGATCTTGATTTTGCCGCGAACTGGGTAGAGATGGCGCACGGCTTGGGTCATCGAGTCGACCTGATCATCGTTTGCACCGAACGGGAATGATGACAGCTCGTCGGTTAATCGCGTGACCCATGGTGCGATATCCTTGTGCGGCAGGTAGATGTTACCAGCCTCCCACAGGTAGGTGATGGCGTGGGCGCGAGCCAGCTTGGAGCCGTCAGGTTCAACCGGCAGCAGCCCAGGCACCTCCATCTTGAGAGAGTCTATGATTGCGGGGCCGTTGGCCTTGTCCTCTATCAGCACCGCTCGGATGTCGTCGCGGGACGCCTTGAGCGCAACCACCGCCTTCTTGGTGTTGGTGAAGCTCATTCGATCTCGCACCTGGTCGAGCAGGTAACAGTTTGCCCCGTGGCGTCCCCACACCTGCCCGACCACGTAGTCAGAGCCGTCGGTGTCTTTGAATGTGCAGTCCCAAGAGCAGATCACCTGATCAAACTTCTCAGGCAGATCTTTTGGCAGATAGAACCGCTGGCCGTGATCAAGGAACACCGAGCCGCCTTTGGCGCTCGGACGCTGCTGGAACTGGCCTGCAACGGCGTGGCTTCCCATGAGCTTCTTGTCGCGCTCAACCACATGGATCGGGAAGCGCTCGGGGAATAGTAGTTCGCCCTCCTCCTTACGCCAGTCCTCCCAGCCGATAGACGTTTTGCAGTGCCGGTCTCGCTCGTACTCCATGGGCAGGCACAGGTGCTCATAGCCATATTCATCGGACAGGATGATGCCCGAGACGTCATTCTCGTTCAGGCGCTGCATGACGATCACAATGGCGGAGTGCTCAGGGCTAACCAGTCGAGTCGGCAGCGTCTCCTTGAATATGCGCTCGGCCTCTATCAGGGCGGCCGGGCTGTGAGCATCCTCGGCGCTGTGCGGGTCATCCCAGATCACCCTGTCTCCGCGTCGGCCAGTCATCGACCGGACGGCGCAAGCCTGGCGGAATCCGGTCTTGTCGTTCTCGAAGCTGAGCTTCTGGTTATTGTCCCTCATCAGGTTGGTGGGCCATAGCTTCTGATACCACGGATCTGTAACCAGTCGGCGCATCTTTGTGGAGTCTCGCACAGACAGGCTCTGCTCGTGGGATGCGCCGATCACCCGGTTGGTTGGGATGCCCTTCGGGCCCCACTCCCACGCAGGCCAGTACACGGACACCAGAGATGACTTGGACGTACCAGGAGGGATGTTGATGAGCAACCGGTTGATCTGACCCTTTGTCACAGCCTCCAGGTGCAGGCACACCGCATCCATGTGCGGCCCCCACACCAGCGGCATACCGGGATCCAGTATCTGCCATGCCCGCTTGACGAAGTTGGCCAGCGAGCGGGAGCAATATTCCCGCTCTATCTGGTCGAGTACATCAGGAGTCAGCAGCATCGCGCGCCTTGAGGATTTCGGCCATTGCTGAGTCGGACAGCTCGCCGATGTTGATGGAGCCTTTGGGGGTCATGCTGCCGTCTGAGGAGGTGTGATCTAGTTGCTCCCTGAATGCGCCAACCCGAACATGCTTGCCGATGAGTTCCAGGTTCTTCACCTTGTCTGGCCACTTGATCTTCTTGAGGATGTTCTCGGTGGTGGTCTCGTCGTAGTTGGTGATGGTGGTGTTGATGTCCAGACCGCTCAGGGTGGTGCGCCAGCACTTGGGCCACTCGCTGATCGGCTTCAAGGCGCCATCTTCTTTCAGGATGTCAATCACGTCCATCTGATCAATCTCTACCAGGCGGCGCAGCACATAGTCAGCGTCAATCTCTAGGCGCTGCTCGCGCTCTGCCATGAGCTCGTTGATGCGCGCCTGGATGTGTGGGGTTTGATGCAGGATGCTTGCATTGCGATCAACTGTGTTCGGCTTCATCTTGCTGGCGTCATAGGCTGCCATGTAAGCCTGCCTCTGGTTCAGCAGCTCGATGTATTTTCGGCAATAGCATTCTTGCTTGTCTGTCAGCTTCTTCGTCGTCATCTAGTTGTTACCTAGTTGCCTCAAATGTCAATGCCAAGTCTACCACTTTTCGCACCGCAATAAAAAAGCCCCTCAAGTGAGGGGCGAAAACAGCGGGGGCTGTTGGGGTGTTGCACAGGATATTCCACAACTGGGGTTGCACTGGCACGGCCCGAGCGCCAGTAGTTTGCGCCGATTTCCTTTCTTCCAATGCAACCTCAGTTGTGTGCTCTCCGCTACGCCTCTCGGTGGTGCTCGGAGCTTGCTGGAATGCCACCAGCTTGAGACGGATCACCTCCTGTCTGTTTCCTTGTCGGGGAAATTGGTCCACCTTGCAGGATTCGAACCTGCGACTTCTTGCTCCCAAAGCAAGCGCGCTACCTGGCTGCGCTAAAGATGGATGGTGCCTGTCTTTGCGCTTCAGGCTTGGCGGCAAGCTGCTATGCTTGCGGGTTGGACTTCGCCCCTCATACCCCACCGTCTGTTTAGGCGCTCGTTGGTGGGTCGCTGGTGCCGGTTACAGCGTCCGGCGAGCTATGGCGGCGTATCGGCGACTGCCAGTGCCTGCTCTGAACCCTCCGCTACGCCTCTCGGTGTTGCTTTGGTACGGGTTAGCGGCCCGTGTAAGTTCGTTCGTCTCAGTTGCAGAATATTGCTTGCTGACATTAAACGCAAGCTCTATTTCCCGTAAACCAAAATATCCTCCATTTGCTGCTCCACTATCTTGCGAGCCTCGGAGTCCGCAACGCGATCACTCCAGCGTTGCAGGGCTTCGGCCTGTTCCTTTGCCTTGATTTCAAACTGAGTGAATGGGCGGCACTCCACCCCAATCAGTATGTTATTTACCTCGCATACATCGCCACCATGCTGCGCCTTATAGGCTGCGATCTTCTCGTCTTTGTACTTCTGCCAGTGCGGGCCAGCGCCAATCACCAACACAACAATAACAGCCAACATCATGCGCATGTGTCGCCCTCCTCCAAATCCACCGTAAACGCCCGATAGGTCGTCATCACCAGCGCCAGGTCTGCCTGGTCCGGTTTATCCACCACCAGCGCCTTGCCCATCAGCTTGACGCTGTATCCCCTGTCCTGCAGGTAGTAGGCGCCGTGCTGGGCGTCGCATTCGGTGAGGAATTCGAGTTTTATTTGCACTGCTCTGTCGCCCTCATGAAGCGCGACTCGCAGAAACCAGCGCGGGAATAACACCACTCACGGTTCTGCTCCTTTTCGCTGTATGCGCTGGCGCGTCGCCAAGCGGTAGCGGCTTCTTTGGCGTTGCCGCTGATTTCCAGTTTTGCGGCCTCTTGAGCCATCGCATTGAACTCTTTCATGTCTATCCCCTGTGTCACTGCCGCCCCCTCGCGAGGCGGCTTGTTGGTTGTTAGTCGAATTCCATCTCGTTTGCGTCACTCGCACCGGTGGTGCCGCCGTTGTCGAACTTGCCGGATGCCTCCCGAACAGAGGCGGTGGCGCGGGCGCTATCTTCCTGCGGAACAAACTCCCCCTCCAACACCTCCGACTGCGCAGAGTAAGAACGAATCCGCTCCAGGTGCTCGGACTTCATCAGGATGCAGCGGTCTTTGGCTTGCTGCCACAGGCCATCACCCTCAAGGGTACGGCGGATAGCCATGCATGCAGCATCCAGAGACTCGACATCTCCACACTCGGCCATGTCGGCTTGAATGCTGGCCCAGTCGATCTGTTTGGTGGGGGTGATGTCTTTTTCGCGTGGTGCGTTGGCGGCGATGCGGGATGCCTCGTCGTCGTCCAGCACTTCAGACACCCCGAAGGCCTTGCGAACACACTGACCGAGGGATTTGCCAGCCAACATGCGACAAGGGAACTTCTTCCATGCCGGGCTGTTCGGCATAAGAGCCTCTCGCATATATTCGGTATGCGGCGTCGGGAATCGGCGATTCTTGACATAAATTTTAGTGGTCACCGAAACCAGATCGCCCTTGTCGTCGAAGTTGTCAAACTGCTCGTACCCGTCGAACTCGGGATGGCGATTGGCGATCTTGAGCCATCCATCCAGCCCTATCATGACTTGCAGCTTGCCACCACTTACAAAGGCGTGACCCTCACGAATGAATGGGTTCAGGTCATACTTTGCGAAGATACTGGAAACTACTGTCATTTCTGCATCTGTGGCTTGCGCCCCGTGCTGCCCCTTCCCGCTGATGATCATGCCGCGAAGGACGTCAGCAACGGCCTCCTGACTTACCCCGTTACTTGCTGCGATTATTGCCAGTGCGTTACTCATGATTGCCTCTCTATGATCTGAACTACCCTGTGATAAATCCTTTCGTCAATCTCATCCATTTTTGGCTTTAGCGCCAAAGCGTACTCAAGTTTTTTGCTTTTCCATGCCCTATGCGCCTCTTCTTCGTCGTTGAAAATTCCAATGTAGCTGTGACCACCGAATGGATTTGAGCATGCTGCGAGAAGCCCCCCTCCATCTCTGTGCCTGGTAACACCTATCTTGAACTCCCCGCGAGCCCTTCCATGATCTTCGGTGAAGTTGTTAAGCCACCTTGGGACGTAAATGCATGATTCCGGCCCGTACACCTTTGAATCTGTAAGAAGATCCTTATCTATCTGGTAACCGGGCCTGTGGTTTTTATCAAACCACTTCATAAACCCAGAAAAAAACAACCACTCATTGCAAACGCTAACGCCTTTGTAGGTTGGGTTTTCAGCTAAGAATTTTTTGCAGTAGCACCTTCTCAGGATGTGCTTCCAAGCCCTGTATGCTGGGCACACGATTCTTTTCCCATTGACTCTTATCTCGGCCATGTAATCAGAGTCATTGATGCCAACCCCTAACACTGGTCGCCTCTTTGCTATCGATAGAGCGTTTGCTGGGATTCTGGTGAATTCGCTCATCGTGGGTCCCCATTAATTTGTTGGCTCCACTTTATCACAACACTGATTTATTACAAGCTATTTTGCCCACCGCGGCAACTCCAGCACCTCGACGTGCATGCCGACGCCGAACGCCTCCATCTCCCGCACTCGCTCCAGGTCGTCGCGGTATTCTTGGCGGCCAGCCTCTACCCATGCCTGCTCCAGCTCGAACACCCTAACCGGATGTCGCCCGATACTGCGACGCTCGCCCACAGCCACGAAGATGAATCGCGGCTTGTGGCCCGTCCATTGCTCGTAGATGTCCGAGTAAAAAGCCGCCTGCACGTAGTAGCGGAACTCCTGAATTGATCGGGCAAGGTGACGAATATCGTCCACCTTCTTGACGTCAACCAGGATATGCCGACCCTCTACGATGCGATCCGGCCTGCACTTCACCCGCACACCTTCCAGCTCGCCAAAGATGCTCGACTCGCTTACGCCCGGGCTGGTTAGCAGTTCCCTCGCCGTTGGATGGGCCATGATGCTGTCACGCATGGCGATCACTGAATCGTAGGTGTCGGCGTCGAGGGCGATCTTGCCGGACGCCTCGCACGATGCCAAGAACGCGTCAAACCGCGCTCGGTCTGCTTGTGTGCTTCGGCCAGATGGCGCCTTGCGGTAGTCGTGAGCGAACACGTCCGGCTCCAGCACCGCACAGTGAACGTGGGTGCCAAGGTCAACCGCATCACTGCTTTCGCTTGGTGCGTTGCGGGCCCACTCCAGCAGGGCTGGTGACTGGTGGATGTAGTCGAGATCGCTTTTGGAGTAACCGCGCTGTGCGCGGTACTCGTCGTTGGTGAGGTTGCAGACTTGGTGGGCCATTACGACACCCCCTTAAAACCAAAAACAACCCATCCTGGTTTCTGCTCGTAGCCGGTGACGTAGGTTATATAGACTCGGCATTCAAGGCCAGTGAACCCGCCAGGCCTATCAGGGTCAAATTCTTTCAGGATTATCAGATCCCCCTTCTGAAAGCCCCTGTCGCTGTTGTCGCGGATCTCGAAAGTCTTGTCGCCAGATGACACAGCATCGTAGTAGCACGGCAATATCTTGAGTTCGTGAGTGGCCATTACTTGGTGCCCTCCACAAAGGCGATGGCTTCTTCAGCCGCCTGAATGGCCTTGTCGCAATATGACTCGCCATTTGCAGGCCACTCTCTGACGTCGTAGCACTCCTCAAGAGCATGCTTGGCAAACTTCAGCGCTTTCATCAGTGCTTCCCGCTGCTCTACCAGTGCCACGAGCAATGACTGCTCGCCATTGGCATACAGCCGCAGGCCAGTGTCGGCGATCTCTTCGACGGTTAGGAAGAATGACGGAGACCACTTTTTCAGATTAAGGCTCCAGCACATCACCTTGCTGCCATCGAGCTTGTACCAGTACGGTTCGCCGCCGTTGATGGTTGCGTGAGTTGTACCTTCGGGTGCTGCTGTCCAGTCGATTACCATGGTGTTTCTCCTGTGTTGTGTGTGGGCCACCGCAGTGGCCCGTGTTGAATCAATAATGGATCCGCACATTCGGTACCAGTCCGGTACCAATCGCCGTCAGAACCTTCTTGCCCATCTCGATATCAATACCCGTTTCGGCCATCAGCGCGTTGAGCGCGGAGCGGTTGATCGCCGTGCGGTGGGCTTTGTCATCCTCGCGGGCCTTGCGGGCGATCTCTGCTTGGCGCTCTTCCTCGGCGATGCGATCACGCTCTGCCTGGGCGGCTTGTTGCTCTGCCAGGCGCTGGTGCTCGATTGCAGCCCGTTCGTCGGCGATGCGGCGCTGCTCGGCCATTTCGGCGTCACGGATCCGCTGCTGCTCCGCTTCAATGGCCCGTTGCTCGGCCAGCTTGGCGTCCAGTTTGGCTTGCTCTTCCCGCTGACGGGCTTCGACTGCCCGGCGTTCGGCGTCCTCTCGGTCACGGCGTGCACGGGCCTCTTCCTCTTCGCGTGCCTTGCGTGCCGCTTCTTCGGCGATAAGGCGGTCGCGCTCCTGCTGCTCGCGGATGGCTGCCTCGGCTTGCAGGCGTTCCAGCTCTGCTGCGGTGGCCTCTTCGCGTTCCAGTCGCTCCAGGGTGTCGCGTAGGACGGTAGTCGCGGTGTCGTAGGCCGCCTTGGCTTTCTTGGCCAGCTCGGGCCAGAAGTCGCCCAGGTTGACGGCTTCGACCTCGGCCAGCGCAGACCGCGCCAAATCGCTTGTGTTGAATTCCGACATGCAGCGGGTGGGGATGCCAGCCAGCATGTCCAGGATTGCGTCCTGCGTCGATTGAGCGGCCTCCAGCGGCGCAAGAATGCCAGCTTTGAGGTTATCGAATCGCTCGACGCTCTCGCGGGCGTTCGCCTCCAGCACCTTGGGGATCGCCTTGATGGCCCGCAGGTGATCGCGGATTGGCTTGTCGATGGCGGTCTTGCTGCTCGCCACTTTGGCAGCCAGGGCCTTGATGCGCTTGCGGCCCTCCTCAGTCTCGACGTCCGGCACCTCGGCTGTGACTTCGGCCTCGACCTGCTTGAACATTGCCTCAAGCGCCGCGGCGGTGAAGTGCGCCGGGATGCTTGGCAGATTGTCGCCAGTGGTGTCGGTGGGGGGTAGGGTGATGAGTTCGCTGTTGGTCATGGTGTTTCTCCTGTGTGATTAGTACAGCGTGTGTCGCTGGTACAGGACAAGAATACACCGATGCGAATTTAATGCAAGGGGAATTGTTTAAATAAATAACCCCGCTCGGGGCGGGGTTGGGTGGGTAGGGTGGCTGGTTAGAAAGTTCGCTCAACCACCAGCTCGCCAGTGACTTCATCCACTGATAAGAAAAAATCCATCCCGGTTCGGCACTTTGTGGTTGCCACGTTACCACGGATCCTTTTTTTCTCTGACTTAGCAAATCGCTTGACTTCCCCAACTTTCATCTCGGTTAGCTTCACTGCCTCCCGCTTCTCGATTGTCGCGGCGGCGATGGCTGCCGGTACTGCGCGAGAGAAAACCATTAGGAGGTATGCAAAATCGACTCGGGTTTCAGGCATTGGGGTTCTACCTTCGAGCACGTCATTCAGCCACTGGATCTGTTTGTCGTAAAAATCGCTGATGTTTTTTTCAACGTACTCTTGACGGCTTCTCTGTTGATTTTCTCGGGCTATGTCTTTCAGGGTTCTTTTGAGATCTGTGGTCATTTGCGGTGCCCTCTGGTCATGCGCATCTTATTGCCACTGGAGTCAGTCTCGGCAGCACCGGAGGAAATCAATCCTGAAACAACGGAGTCAAAAATATCATCGCAAAATTTTCCGTCGTGGCAGAGTCTCTTGCGACGCTTAATCTGCGCCTTAACCACCGAAACGTATATCCACCCTCTCGCGGCACTCCTCTGATCTACATCGATCATCTTCATGACTGCGCGCTCCATTGCCTCGGAGATCACATCATCGCGGCGTTCGCTATCTGCCACACAAAAACCAATCCGCTCAAGAAGCCATCTAGAAAGTGCTTTGCGATTAGTTGGTAGAATGCGCACTCCAGTTTTTACCAAGCTCGCGAAAGTCTTGATTTCGTCGGTGAGATCATCGCCTTGGAAGAACTGTTCCAGCAAGGCCAATTCTGCCGAAGAGGTTTTTGGGAGTGGGGCGAATTCGTTGCTCAGTGAGTCAATAATCGCGGATTGGATCGGAGTTAGGGTTTTCATGGTGTTGCCTCGCTATGGGCCGCTAGTGAAGTTCGTCGGCTGGCAATGCTAGCGTTTCACTGCCCAGGAGCTACCTGTTGCCGACGAATTGAATCTTGACGCATCACTCTTGTCGCGTCAACCACGACGCAAAGAAAATTTTCCGATCGACCAGACATAACCACCTACGCCCCATGGCAGCCAGAAACCAAGCTCAATTGAGCCCCAACATTTCGCGAGCCCAGTGATGGCGCGGCTTGCGGGGAAGCCTACAGAAAAAGGAATACCGAATCTCAAAGAAGAAACCCAGTAATGGCGCGGCCTGCAGTCAATTATTTGTCTTATACATTTTTT